ATCAATGAGGATAACCTCAATGAGTTCGCAGAAAATCTCAAACAAGTCCTGCGGGATAGGTTCAAAGCCCGGCCTAATGTTGATTACGCCCTTCGGTTTTCCTCTATGGGTCGCCCAGACCGACAAGTCTGGTTCGATGCACACCCAGACCCCGCCCTCACAGAAAAGATGTCGCCGAAAACGCTGTACAAATTCCTGTACGGGGACATCCTTGAACAACTGTTATTGTTCCTAGCTAAGGAGGCTGGACATGAAGTCACCAATCACCAAGAACAAGTTGAAGTCGACGGTGTCAAGGGCCACATTGACGCGATCATTGATGGAACAGTTGTGGACGTCAAGTCAGCGTCTCCTTTCGGATACAAAAAGTTTGCCGAACAACGAGTAACCGAAGAAGACCCCTTTGGTTATGTCGCCCAGCTTGCAGGCTATGCTTCGGTTCTAACACCGGGTAAGCCTGCTGCTTGGCTGGCCAACGATAAAGTGCACGGTGACATTTGCATATCACCCCTAAGCGATATGGTCATTAAGCACTATCCGCCAGCCGAGCGTATCTCTCACCTCAAGGAAGTTATTACCAGTGAAACGCCTCCTGAATTATGTTATGAGCCGGTCCCTGATGGGAAGTCTGGTAATCTCAAGCTGGGTATTGGCTGCTCTTATTGCCGCCATAAGTATCGTTGTCATCCCGGTCTTCGTACTTTTCTGTATTCGACCGGCCCAAGGTTTCTTACAAAAGTTGTTCGTGAGCCGGATGTCCCGGAAGTGGCGAAGGAAATGGGGATGGTAACTGATGCCGAAGATAGCTAAGCACAAGTTTCGATCAGGGTATGAGAAGCGAATATATGAGAACATCGCTGATAACCAACGAGGGTTCGTGGATTATGAACCACAAACTCCCGTTATCACTTACACTACATCTTCCCGGTATATCCCCGATCTCCGGCTACCGGGAGACATTTTTGTTGAATGTAAAGGGTACTTCGACGCACGAGCTAGAGCAAAGATGCTCGCGGTTAAGAAACAAAATCCGAAGCTCGACATTAGAATGCTTTTCCAGCGAGCTAACAATCGACTCACTAAATCACCCAATTCATTAATGTATTGGCAATGGGCCGAGAAGCACGGATTTCCTTGGGCAGAGGGGGAAACCATTCCTGAGGAATGGTGGTATGGATGACTACGATGATTGGGATTACGAACCAGACTTAGTTGTAGGACAAGGGGATGGTCTTGGTCGTAGCGATAGTGAAGATCGTATTCCTATCCTAGAAACCTTAACAGAACCTATCGGCTTTGGTCGAGATAAGGAGTGGTGGACAATGCAAGAGAAAACGATCCTTGAGATCGTCGCTGCTGTCTTTGAAGAGCTTGAGGACGAGGAGTGGTTTGAGGGTAGGTCCCCTCGTAGTATCAACCGCATGGAGCAGCAGATAGCAAGCTACTGTGTACACACGTTCGGAGAAAATAAAGATAATGACGAACAAACATGATGAGAAAATCCTCCTGCTGGATATTGAGTGGAAGCCTGCGACTGCTTATGTCTGGAGGATGTGGGATGAGAACATCTCGCCCGATCAATTAATTGACCACGGAGGTATGCTCTGTTTCTGCGCTAAGTGGTCAGGCTCTAAAGACTTTCTATTCTTCTCCGAGTGGGAAGATGGTAGAGAGGGGATGGCTCAAGCTGCTCTTGATCTTCTGAACGAAGCGGATGCTGTCGTTACCTATAATGGTGATCGTTATGATCTACCGAAGATTTTGGGCGAAATCCTTCTAGCCGGTTTGACGCCACCCCCTCCTGTTACATCTATTGATGTCTTGAAGACTGTGAAGAAGATGGGGTTCGTAATGAACCGTCTGGCCTATATTGGCCCTCTTCTCTCGGTAGGTGGTAAAGTAAAACACGAAGGGTTCAACCTTTGGAAGGATGTAATGAATGGCAAAGAGACGGCGAAAGCGAAGATGCGTCGGTACTGTATCCAAGATGTCCGACTTCTTGAGAAGCTCTACCAACGTGTCCGACCATTTATCAAGAACCATCCACACATGGGAGCAACTAAGAAAGAGTGCGGTGCTTGCGGTTCCAACCACGTACAAAGTCGCGGTTATCGACGGACAAAGCATTATCGCATCCAACGGGTCCAGTGTCAATCGTGCGGCAGTTGGTCCGAAGGCGTACGAACGAAGGTGAAATAAGAATGGACGAGGAGTTCCGTAATAAATTGATAGATCGTTTCGAGGGGTACGAGTTGGCGGAACTCCTCGATATTTCAACAGCAGATTTAATCGACGCACTGACTGATGAGATTGCAGAAAAGCGTGATTTCCTAGAGGAGATAATGACCTATGGCCGATAAACAATTATACTACTTCTGGCTGGGCCAAGAGGCCGAGGAGTTTCACGATGAACAATAAGGTTGAGGAATATACGAATGACGATCCGTCACAAATTAGCTCAGGTGCGATCAAGTATGACGGAGGAAAGGCTCCAATATATCGGGGGGCAGTTTCTTACTTCCCTAGGGCAATTGGCGCTGTTGCCTCAGTCTCCGCTTTCGGAGCTAGTAAATACGCTTGGAAAGGATGGGAGTCTGTCCCCGACGGATTTAACCGCTACTCTGATGCAATGGTACGACACCTTGCCTATGAAGGACAAGGAGAAATTCTGGACCCTGATAGTGGACTTCTACATGCTGCCCACGCAGCGTGGAATAGCCTCGCGAGGTTAGAACTTTTGTTGAAGGAGCGAGAGATTGCCATACATTAAACAGCATCAACGATATGAGCTACTTGAAGAAGGCGCTCTTCCTGCGAATGCAGGCGAGCTGAACTTTATTTTTACTCGACACATTAATGATTTCTTTGATGTTAGGGGCAAGTCGTATCAGACATTTAACGACGCCATTGGTGCTCTTGAGTGCTGTAAGTTAGAACTATATCGTCGAATGGTAGCACCTTATGAGGACAAGAAAATAGAAGAGAATGGAGATGTGTATGGCTAAGATTTATATCGCAGGCCCGATGTCTGGTTACGAGAATTTCAACTTTCCGGCATTCAACACTGCAGCCTATGTCCTTCGTCGTAAAGGTTGGACGGTATTTAATCCAGCAGAGAAGGAGAGTGAGACTCTTTCCGAAGAGAGTATGGTCACAGGTGATGCTGCTCTCGCCGCTACTCAAGGCTTTAACTTTCGTGAAGTCTATCTGTGGGATATCGACAAGGTAATTCAGTCGGATGCAATCTACATGCTTCCGGGCTGGGAACAGTCTCCGGGTGCCCGTGGAGAACATGCAGTTGCTGTAGCTATGAAGAAGCATTACCCCGAGTATCAGATCATCTACGAATAAAGACTGATCTCTTCCTGTATAACAATAATAACAAATGGGAGAAACCATTGGGTAAGAAATTTGATAGTAAGCTTATAGAGTTTATTGCGACGGGAGAAGATGAGGAAGTCCTTAGCGCTTTCTGTACTTTCTTCAATCGTATTGATATTACAACTGATCTAGTACAAGACAAAGAAAGCGGACTAGTCACTCATCAAGTTATGGTTATTAGGTGTGGTGATAAAGCCGTCCTTTCTACCCCACTTGCTTATGAGTGGCCTTTGCAACCCGCTAATGTACCGGAGGAAGCAAAGGAGGCTGGGGTTGCCGTCATCAACTAATGTTGAGAGGTAAAGGCTCAGTAACAGGCGTACCTTACGGTACACCAGAGTATGGCAGGGCATGGAGAGAGCTACACAAAGAGCGACTAGCCCAAGAACGAAAAGACAAATACTACACAACAGGGAAAGCGAGATACTTACGACGAAGGCACTTACTTAATCTTTATAAAGAGTATAGAGGGTGCGATAAGTGCGGGTATAACCAGCACGGGGTTGCCTTAGATTTCGATCACTTAAACCCTACAACGAAGAAGTTTAATATCTCCCATAGATTGGCTGCGGCAACACTAAAATCTCTCTTTGCTGAGATACGGAAGTGTCAGATACTCTGTGCCAATTGTCACCGAATTAAAACCTTGGAGGACAATCAATTTGATCCAGTACCCAGAACTACCTGATCCGTTTCCATCCCTCTATGAAAAGTTCATTTTTTATTCACGTTACTCTAGGTGGCGAGAAGGGGATGAACGGAGAGAATATTGGTTTGAAACAGTTCAGCGGTTGATTGAGTATTATCGGAAAAGAGTAGCGTTAGATGATGCTACCTCTCTAGAGCTGTACGCAGCTATCCATAATCTAGAAGTAATGCCTAGCATGAGATCGCTTATGACTGCTGGTCCGGCCCTAGATAAAAATGACGTATGTAGTTATAATTGTGCCTACCTTCCTGTAGACAGCCCGCGTAGTTTCGATGAAGCAATGCTGATACTTCTAAATGGGACAGGGGTAGGCTATTCTGTAGAAAGTAAATACATTGATCAACTCCCCCGAATTAGCGAGCAATTTGAACCCACCGATACGATCATTACTGTTGCAGATAGTAAAGAAGGATGGGCAAAAAGCTTTAGAGAGCTTGTATCCTTACTTATTGCAGGTCAACTCCCAAGATGGGATGTTAGTCGAGTGCGGAATAAAGGCGCAAGACTTAGAACTTTTGGAGGCCGTGCTTCTGGACCCGAACCTTTGGTCGACCTTTTTGAGTTCGCTTGTAGCCTCTTTAAAGGGGCCGCAGGACGCAGGCTGACCTCTCTTGAGTGCCATGATCTCATGTGTAAGATCGCTGATATTGTTGTTGTTGGTGGTGTCCGTCGTTCTGCGATGATCTCGTTGTTTGACTGTACCGATGACCGGATGAATAAAGCGAAGCACGGGGCATGGTGGGAGAGTACGGGTCATCGTAGGCTTGCGAATAACTCGGCAGTCTACGAGAACCGACGGCCCGATATCGGTTTCTTTATGGATAAGTGGAAGGATTTGTATGATAGTAAATCAGGTGAGCCAGGGTTTTTCTCACGCTATGCGTGTCAAGCAATTGCTGGACGCAGCGGACGACGAGACAATTCTTATGATTTCGGCACTAACCCCTGTTCTGAAATCATCCTTCGGCCCTTCCAATTCTGTAACCTTACTGAGATTGTTGTCAGATCAAATGACGATTTCGATAGCCTTGCGCGCAAAGCTAGAGTCGCTGCAATCCTTGGTACTATCCAATCGACTTTTACAGACTTTAGATACCTAAGGAAAATATGGCGTGATACGTGTAATGAAGAAAGACTATTGGGCGTTAGCCTCACAGGTGTTTGCGACAACCTCAGCTTGGTTAGCAGTGCTGAAACACTTGCGAACCTACGGGAAATCGTCATTCAAACAAATGCCGAGTGGGCAGCTAAGTTGGGAATTAACCCGTCTGCTGCTACTACCTGTGTTAAACCTAGTGGCACTGTCAGCCAGCTTGTTAATAGTGCTTCTGGTCTCCATGCTCGGCATAGCCCTTATTACATCCGAGCTGTTCGGTCGGACAATAAGGACCCTCTTACTGTCTTTCTCAAAGATGCTGGAGTATATTGGGAGCCGGATGTTATGGCTGAGGCTACGACGTCTGTTTTCTTCTTTCCCGTCGCTTCCCCCAAAGACTCCGTAACTAGGGAGACACTCGATGCGATTAGTGCGCTTGAACTTTGGAAACACCTCCAAGACAATTGGTGCGAACATAAACCCTCTGCTACTATCAACGTCCAAGATCATGAGTGGCTGGATGTTGGAGCTTGGGTGTATCGCAATTTCGATAGTCTTTCTGGAGTCTCCTTCCTCCCGTATGACGGAGGTAGTTATAAGCAAGCCCCTTACCAAGAGGTTAGCAAAGAAGCGTACGAAGCGTGGATAAAAGAACATCCGTTACCTGAGGTAGATTGGAACGATATGCGTTTCTATGAAGCCGAGGATAACACAACAGGTTCACAAGAGTTAGCATGTACTGGTAACAATTGTGAAGTGCCGTAAGTCTTAGCGGACTAACAAAAAAGCCCCCAAGGAGAAATCCAAGGGGGCTTTTTTTTATATCTTTTGCCAAGGCGCTCGTGCTGGCGGCCTAGGCTTTGGTTTTTCTTCTACGACAGGAGCAGGCGTATCAACCTTGGTGACAGGTTGTGTCTTATTGGTGTAAGGACTGACACCTTTC